GACCAATACAAACTCATTCAAAAAATGTTTTCGTTGAATCTTCTATTCGCGATAAGGTGGTTGAGAATTTTAAAGAGTTCATTACTTCTTCAATGGACCTAGAGGAAGCTATTCTTCATGTGGTCTGTGAGCAGGCAAATAAAGAGAATATTGAAATTGACTGGAATAATCGTGTATTTTGGAACATGTATCGCAGCCGCGCAATTTCATTTTACGAATATATGCGCCGGGGAACAGACATTGACTGGTTAACTAAACTAAAGTCAGGTGAAATTACTCATCGTCAATTTGCAGAAATGAATGCGGTTGATTTGTGTCCTTCTATGTGGAAGAGCTCTATTGAGAAAATTATTGAATCCGAAAAGAAGCTATATGCGAAGAATGAGAATGCCGCAATATTCATGTGGTGCTCCGCATGCAAGAAGAAAACTAAGTGCGATTACTATCAGATGCAGACTCGCTCTGCTGATGAGCCGATGACAACGTTTGTAACTTGTCTTGAATGCTCTCGGCGCTGGAAGTTTTAATAAATGGAAGTTTCATATTTGGTGTTTGCATAGGTGTTGTTGTTCCAACTGTATTGACTGATATAGGGTCTAATCCATTTGTAATTTCCGGTTTCTTAACACCAGGAGTTGTCTCTCCAAATTTTTTCCTAAATTCATCAATAATTATATCAGGTAGTTGAGGACTTGTTTCATGCATTCTGTCACATTGGTCGCGTACAACTTTGAGCATATCCTTAGGAGCCATACGTTCCTCTCTTGGTAATGCTAATTCAATAAGAATAAATCTATAGATTTTTCCATATGTAAGAGCAGCAATTCGATGAGATTCCGAACGTTTAGCCCAAGCAAAAAAACTACCAACCGTATTCATCGTTGCAACACTCAGACTTATTATTCCAATTCCAATACTAGCACTTTGCGGATTTCCTGCAAATAATGATTGAGAACCTATTGACCCAGCACCAGCTATTGTTGATAGTATTATCACGGGAAGACTTAAATACGTGTTTAGTTTTGTATAGCGATTCTCTGATTTAGAATGTAACCATTGAAAACAAAGACATCGTTCTCCTTCATCCGACAGAATTCTTTCTAGCTGAGAATGCCAGGTTATCTCGTGCTGATTATGTGTTTCATCCATTATAATTTATAGCATTTAATTAATGGTTTGGATATATGAAAGTCCACCGTTTACAAAACGGGAAATACGCGCATACAAATCTATACGTAGAAGACTGAAAGACAAGGCTTTTGTAGATAAATTGATTAAAATGATAAGTTTGTATATATATTTAAAACGCGCTAAGTTCACTTCAACAAAAGATATTATAGAATCGGCCTATTATGATAAGGCTAAAACTCTACCTATTTTTAATCAGGCTACCGCAAGTCGACTTTTAAAAGCGATAAAGCAAAATGGTGGTGGTGGTTCTCAATATCCATTCATAGATACAGCTCTAAAAGGAGTTCTGAGAGATTATACTCCCGATATAATTGGTAGCCCAGTGAGTTCAATATATGGATTACTAACCGGAACAGTAAATACACTCAAGGATAACATACCGTTTGCAGATTTGACACTAGAGGCTGTTCAATTATCTTCTGAATTAGGAGTTACAACTGCAAATAATTTGGGTGAAGTAGCTGGAGGCCCTGTTGGAGCTCTAGTTGTTGCTCCGTTTACAGCAGTGGCGACTGGGCTCTCAACTATCCTTTCTGCAGGAGAGGGTGATTTGGGAGGAGCAGTCGCGCATATGGCTAATTGGGTTCCCTTTGTTGGTATTATTTTAAATAAAGCAATTATTCAGGGAGAACGCATGGCGAATGTTTTAAAAGACCATCCAGATATTGCAACTCTTGTGCCATATATGACAGAATATCATCAAACTTTACCAGCTACTGCTGGAAAGAGACTTTCAACTATGAAACATAGACATGGTAAATGGAAGACACAACGCAAAAGATTCGCGAAATCATAAAAGAGTGGATTTCATTTGATGATGAAGAGAGAGACCTTCGTAAGCAAATCAAGGCTTTAAAGGATAAAAAGAGAGATAATTCTGCTAAGATTCTTGAATTTATGCGAAATAATGAAGTTGATAATTTTGCTCTAGAAGGCAGTGGTGTTGGTAATATTAGTAGAAGTGTAAGAACGTCTCGTCCACCACTGAAACGTAATGTTATTCGAACACAGCTTCTTCTTCAGTTTGCAGACCAGCCTCAACGAGTAGCAGAGGTTCTTCGTGCTATTGAAGGTATTCCGGAAGGAGCGGAAGATATGTCTGTAGGCGGAACACAGCGTGAATTGCTTGTTCGTAGACTTCCTCGTGAAAAGAAAACAGTCGGTGTTAATATGTAATGAAAACTCGTAAAAACAGATTGCGTTCGAGAAAGAATAAACGCGGGGGTGCAAAACGAGGTAGAAGTGAGATTGATATGGATTTTAATACTCCATTTCAGCATCTAATTAATGCAATATCTGACGAGGAAATATTAACTGATTTTGCTGAGTTTAATGGAAGACCGGATTGTCAGGTTCTACAGGGAAAAAGGCGCACTTCTACTGTCATTCCTCCAGACTTTAGTGGTATTGCATACGATGGAGGACATTGGAAGGGATATGAACCTTTAGTTCCCGGTACACCAAGAGTTATTTATGATTCATATGAATCTGGGTTACAAATTCCAAGAACAAACAACTTTTGTCAAAGTTATGCTACATATCTTTGGGCTAAAAAAGGAAATAAGACTCCATTTATTTCTGGTAAGTTTACAGAAAATGCTAAAAAAATGAGCAGTATTTGGTCTGCGTATTTGAATAGCATTCTTAAGGGTAAAAATGCTGAACTAAAAGCATGGCTTGATAAAGCAATTAAGGAAGGTAACAGAATGTCCATACAAGAAGGTCATGGAGCTTTTGATATCAAAGAAGTGATGGCTACTCTTCAAAAGCTATCGACAGATGATACATATGCGGGTGAGTTTTCTACAAGCAGTTAAGTTTTTCAATTGCCTGCTTCGCTGCTAGTTGCTCAGCTTGTTTTTTTGTAACAGAGCTACCAATTCCCAAATGAGCACCATTTTCATCTACTGCAGCCATAGTATATGTATTTGCAGCAGAGGATAGCATAACGTATTTCGGTGTATGATGAAACTTTGATTGATATAGTTTCTGAAGCTGCTCCTTAAAATTCTTATTGTTAAGAAGTAGTTTTGGAATATTGATATAAGTTTCAATCAGAGAAATAATGAATGTGGAAATAGTTTTATAATCATTTCCACAATCTGTCCATAGAGCGCCAATAAATGCTTCCAGAATATCACCAAGCTTTTTTACATTCGTTCGTCCATTACAAATGTCTTCATTATGTCGAGAAATAATATAGAATTTATCTAGACCAATCTTTACACTGAGAGACCCAAGCATATCATTGCATACAATATCTTTCTTTAGGTCTGTAAGGAAACCCTCGTTTTCCGTTGGAAATCGTTTAAGTAAATATGTTGATACTGTAGCGCCAAGAATTGAATCTCCTAGATGCTCTAGTGTTTCATACGAAGAATCAAATAAGTCCAAACAGTTACCGGGTCTCTCCGCAAGCTGAGTGATTTCACCAGTGGGTGTCGTATAAACAGCTCGTTTTACATATGAAGAGTGAACCATTGCAGTTTGAAATAGCAGTACCTTGTTGATTTCAAAACTACAGCCATGCTTCTTAAGAACCGCCTGAATGTCTGATTTAACAAACAAGCGGTTTTTAGAATTAAAAGGGTTATAGATAATCATCTTTTATTGCGATACGTTCTTTTATTGCCACCTTTTCGTTTTACTTTTAAAACCTTTACATATTTTCGTGTCTTTATATTTTTTGGAGGCACAACAAGTGTTCTATCTCTTTCCTGTGCCAGGATTTCTAAAAATTTCTTATCAATTTTTTCAGGATTTACACAATTCTTAAGACCTATCATTGCAATTACTCCCCCATTGGCTCCCTTGCTTCGAATATATTCGAGAATTGGATTAATCTTTTCGGTTTGTATTTTTTCAACTCGTCCAGTTATCCACTCAGCTCTCTCAGTTTCCGGAACTAAGTCACGTACAACATTACATCCATGACCAGAATCTGGTCCAAAGATATTCGAAATAAGCACAGTTGCATTGGATGAACTAAAGTGCCAAGTAGGATAGTTTTCTGCATCAATTCGAGTTTCCAGTAAAGATGTAACATTTTTAATTAAATTGCAGCATCTGTGTGTCCACGCATATTCCATTTTAAGAATATTCATTTGTTCCTCTGTTTTAACATCAGATGACCTGTATAAATCAAGAAAGAACATAGCTTGCATAATTGGTAAAATATGCTCACAGCTTGGCTTCATGCTTTCCACATCATTATTCATTGCAAGCCCGCACATGTAACATAGTTGTCCAGGAGTTGGTTGACCGAGGACATTAACACATTGCGTGTCAGGCTGATGAAGTTCAAATATCTTTCTACATAAAGTTGTTACAGTATTCTTCCAAACAGTAACAGATTTCTCAGAAAAAAGTCTTTCCGCGAACACACTTGGTTTATGATTTTCACAACTAGACAATTGTTTTATAAAATCATCCAAATCGTTAAAAGTTTTACCTTCAAATTGAGTTCTACTGTCAACTCCAGCTATTCTACTTTCTAGTGCTAGTTTAGAATCAATTTTTGCTTGTTTTTTACGCTGCTTCTCAAATCTTCTAAGTTTTGATTCTTCTCTAGCACGTGCAAAGTCTGCGTTATCTCTTTTTAGAACTTGTGCTTTTTCCGTTAGTCTTACTTCGCGCGGACCACCTTTAACACCTCCAATTGTTTCTTTCGCAAGTGGTGGAATAATGCCATAATTTGCTAGCTCTTCAAGTGTTTTTATCACAGTCTCTCTCGGAGTGTTCCTTAAAAATTCTCTAACAATTTTATCATTTTCTTCAGAAATAGGAAGTGAACTTAGATGAAGAAGAGTTAAAAATCCAGACTCAATATCATCTGTCTCGCCTTTTAGATTAACTTCAATTTCTTCTACCTTTGGCTCTACCTTTGGCTCTACCTTTGGCTCTACCTTTGGCTCTACCTTTGGCTCTACCTTTGGCTCTACCTTTGGCGTTTGTTTAACAAAACTCTCTGACGGAGAAAAAGATGCTGGCCTATAGCCTATGCTTTCTCTACCACCATACATTATTTACTAACATAGCTAATTAATAACTCGCTCAAACTCGTATTCTCTTCCAACAAGACACCGCTTACGACTATCAAGAATATATGCTGTACATCCTTCGGCAGTAGGATTTGTTGTCGATGCAAAATATGCTTTATGAAGTTCATCTAGATCTTTCTTAGACAGGCTCCATGGCTTTGAATATGTCTCTGGCTTCTGAATACGAATATAGGAGCCATCGTCATCAATTTTCAACTTATCAACTACCGAAAACTGAGGAAGCTTAACTAGATCTACCATTTCCATTTCAACAATTCGTCGTGCTTCACGCTTTGTGTATACTTGCTTGTTAAGAACACGAAGTTCATTATCAACATCACGATATTCCTTGACGCATCTCTTGAGGTCATTCATTGCTTCCATTGTGTTGTGTTATCTGTTTTAACATTAAACATAATCCGTTTTCAAGATAATGGATGTCGATGAAGTCGAGCATCTACGAAAAGTATACAATGAAGAGCATCCGTCTGAAAGACCTATTTCTCCCGGAAATATGGTAAAAGTCTGGAGAACAATTAAAGAAAGGCTGCACGAGAAATGCAATGCAGGTACTGCAGAATGTGTTCTTGCTCATATGCTTAAAAAGCAGAAGGCTCCGGAAGAGTGGGAATCCAATCCAGAGGAGTGGTTATCCTCCACAGATATCGAAAAAATGGAGTCAGAGTTTATGCATGTATTTGCAAAATATAAGTTTCTCGGATGTATTCCTATAGATTTTGATAAAAAGTCTAAAACTGGAAAATGTATTGTAGATTCTCTCTGTTCACTTCAAATTAAAGATTTATATGATAAAGGCGCTCGTCGTATTGGAATTGTATTTAACACCGATGTCAGCACTGGTCCGGGACAACACTGGATTGCTTTATTTGCTGACTTGAACCCAAAATATGAAAATGCACGTATTACATATTTTGATTCATATTCAAATGCTCCTGAGCCCGAAATTCAGCGCCTTATGCGCCGATGGAAGGAACAATGGGATTTGACAAAGATTCATTCTAAGCCTATGGAATTGACATATAATAAAACTCTTCATCAGTCCGAGGATTCGGAATGTGGAATGTATTGTATATATTTTCATTGGTGTTGTCTTTCAGGTGTTCCTATGGAAAAAAGAGTTCCAGATGAAGTAGTAAGAAGTTTTAGAGGCTTGCTATATAGTATTGGTAAGAAGTAATGGATTGGATAAAAAGTATTCCACCTAGTGTTCAATACAGCGTACTAGCTGTTTTGATTATAGGTATCGCATATGCTCTTTGGGTATCTTTGACTCCATCTGGAAATAAAGCAATATCAAAAGCAAAACCCATTTTTAGTACATATTCAAAAGTTACAAAGCTAGCACCAATTGGGTGCCCCCAACCTGCGAATTATAGATTTTGTGATTTTTATTCTGCTTCTTCATCGTACTCTGTGTTTCCAGGAGCAGATGTCTACGATTACATTAGTGATAAAGTTATTCCAATGGCTATAAAGGCGGGCGTACGTCTTGTAGAATTGGACATATACTCGGATGTGGACGATAAGCCAGTTGTTGGATTAAAAAATCAGAAATTAGGAACAGACTATGCATATAATACAGTTCCATTTGACGCATGTTGTAATGCAATTGGTCAAAATGCATTCAATAGTATCGCTTCTCCTGTCTCGTCTGACCCATTTATTTTAAGCTTGGTGTTTCATACTGAAAAAAATAAAACTATTAATGCAGCTGCAGAAATACTAAAATCATCTTCTTGTCGCTCGTACATGTTAGATTCTCATTTCAGCTATACTCGCAAAAATCTTGCAATTGAACCAATATGTAATCTTCAAAATAAACTTATTATCGTTTCTGGCGGAAGTGCAGTAAAAGGTACTTTATTCGAAGAATTGGTAAATCTATCGTGGTCGTCATCTCATCTTCGTAGAATGACCTACACACAGGCATCACAGCCTCATGACCAGAATGAGCTTATTGACTATAACCGCAATAATATCACAATGGTTGTTCCTGATATTGGTAATGATTTAGTTAACTATAATCCTCAAATATTATTCACATTCGGATGTCAATGGGTAATGATGAACTATGGGTCAATTGATAGTATGATGGAGGTTTACATTGGAGAGTTTCAAGAGAACAGTCTAGTTCTCAAGCCAGCAGCACTTCGTCCTCTCAAGCCCAAGAAATACAAGAAACCTCAATTGCCAGACCCGGCGTTATCATTTCAACCAATGAAACATACATCTCCAATCTATAGTGTTACAGTTTAACGAAGCCAAAGATAGAATGGTTTAATAATCTTTGCGTTAAAACAAAATGACCAAGTGGCTATCTCACGTTAAGGCTACGATGAAGACAATGAAGGACGATAAGAAGACCCTAGGTAAGAAATGGTTTTCCCATGTTCTCAAGACGGCTAAGAAATCTTATAAAAAGCACAAGGGTGGTGAGGAAAGTAGCATTGACGAAGAAAAGTTGGCTACATCGGCGTCTGCCCCAGCGTCTGCCCCAGCGTCTGCCCCAGCGTCTGCCTCTATGGGTGGTCGCAGACGCCGTCGTGGAGGAAAAACCCAACGTCGTCGCAAGTAAGTTATCTACAAAAAAAATTGAGTATAAGTAACATATAAAGACAAATGGGTGGCGGTTTATTACAACTCGTTGCCTATGGCGCACAAGATGCATATCTCTCTGGGAATCCCCAGATTACCTTCTGGAGAGGACTGTTCAAGCGTCATACTAACTTTGCAATGGAGCCATTTCGTGTTAACATGACTGGTCAGGCCGTTTGGGGCACTAAACACTCTGCTATTCTAACTCGCTATGCTGACTTAGTGTCATCCGCATATGTGGAGGTCGAGTTTACAGGAGATGATTTTCCTTTAATTTATCAGGATGATAGACTTGCAGGCTTTAATCTTCTTCAGTATGCAGAATTAGATATTGGAGGTCAGGTTATTGACCGTCAATATGGCGAGTTTATGTATCTGTGGAGCACACTTGCATATCCTTTGGATGCCCGTCAAAAGATGAATGCAATGGCACACATATTAGACATTCCTTCTGAGCAATGCGGCACAACAGGTCGCCCAACTCGTAAAAATGTTGGATTTATTCCACTGTTTTTCTTCTTTTCTCGCAACCCCGGAGCTGCGCTTCCTCTAATTGCTCTGCAATATCATGAAGTAAAAATTAATCTATTATGGAACAGGCCTGAACTTATTATGCGTTATGGTGCAGGCGGAGTAGTGAATACATCATCTGGACCGGGGCAAGCAAATCTCTTAATTGACTATGTATATCTTGATGTAGAAGAGCGTCGTCGTATGGCACAGGAATCTCATGAATATCTTATTGAGCAGACACAGTTTAATCAAGACAAGGGACTAACATCGGCACAGAACCGTGTTGACCTTACATTTAATCATCCTGTAAAGGAGCTCATTTGGGTAACTCAGGCGTCATGGAAGAGAGATTGTAGATTTGCTACTGCAATTCCTCAACAAGTACAACCATTTTCATATGATGACATCATATATGACTGCTCTATACAGCTCAATGGGCAAGACCGTGTCGCGCCACTGCCTGGCCGCTATTTTTGGGCCACCCAGCCTTTCCAGCACCACAGTGGTACATTTATTCCTGGAGTCCATGTATATTCTTTTGCAATTAAACCCGAAGAGCATCAGCCCTCGGGCACCTGCAACTTCTCTCGCATTGACACTGCAACTCTAGTGTTTAGTGTGGATGGAGATGTCGCTATTTCAAATCAAGATATAGAAAACTATGAGATTCGTGTATATGCAGTCAATTACAATATCCTTCGCGTAATGTCTGGTATGGGTGGTCTCGCATATTCCAACTAAGCAAAAACCAAATCAATGAACTAAATAATGGACGTTGATAAACTCCTTATAGTCGCTCATCCAGATGATGACGTATTATGGGGAGGTATAAATCTACTAATGCAATCTGGGTGGTTTGTAGTGTGTGCCTCACATCTAAGCGACCCTGTACGCTCACTTGAGTTTTATCGAACTATGTCATTCTGCAGCGTGACACGTTACGTGATGTATGATGTGAAAGAAGAATATACAGATGATGAAAAGGAGTCAGATTCTCAATTTTATGGAACACCATTTGAACGTGGATTAACTCAATTATCTAAACACCCATGGAAGTTGGTTCTAACGCACAATGATATTGGAGAATATGGTCATGAGCATCACCGCACGATTCATCGTATTGTAAAGGAGCATTTTCCAGAGATTAAGACATTTGGAGTCGGTCCTAAATTAACCGACTCTCAAATTGAGTTAAAACGCAATCTCTTGGTTTTCTATGCAAAAACACAAGATATCTGTAAAAAAATATATAATAAAAAGGGAAACAAACTAAAACCCCGAGAACGTTCACATTTCTTCAATGAGCCTATTTATATCTCTATGAAACGCGAGATTCCTAAAGTTTTTCATCAAATATGGTTTGGTAATCCGCTTGAGAAGTCATCCGTACGTTACAATCTAATGAAAGGTGCCAAGGAGTGTGCTGAAAAAAATGGTTTCATTTACAAGTTATGGACCAATGATGATTTAAAGATAGAAATACTACCGATTACACACGACTATATCAAAAAGTCAATGGAAGTTGGAGAAGAAATAGGACAATCGCGTTATGCTCAAGTTGCAGATTTAGCAAGATATGAGTTACTGCATAGATTTGGGGGTATTTATATGGATTCCTTATTTGAAGTTAGTGATGCATTCTTTGACTATATCGAAAAACATAAAGACTTTGAATTAATTACTGCAAATGAAGACCCATGTGGATTAAAGTGTAAAGGAGGCTCAGGACATTACATTTCTAATGGATTCTTTGCATGTGTTCCTGGATGCATTTGTCTAAAGCGGCTTCTTCATCCGGTTACATTAGAAGATATCGATTTCTATAATGTTCGTATTAATACTGAAACAGGGCCTTATTTCTTTCGAAAGGGAATCAAGCCGCGTGACAATGTGCATATCATTGACACGGAGAAGATATACCCTTTTATGGTGAATGATTCCGAATATCGTCCTGCACAACCAAACCAGTGTATTACGAAAGATGATAAGTTACTCCACGATTGTCTAAAGAAAAAGTATCCTAAATCATTAGCAGTATATCAGAGTGGATTTGGTGGCTCATGGAGTTGGTAATCTTAAATCCCGTAGTAAGTTACGTCACGCGGGTCCTCTAACATATAGTGAATTATATCTGTATAGACAAGTACAGGATTATTTGAATTACGAATAGCATTCTTCAAGTCTTCAATATTCCACTCTGGATGAAATTGACCCAATTTATCAAAGAGTCTATCGAGAAAAGAAAGTCCACCATCGTAGTTTTCCATGTGGTGATGATAGAAGTAATCAATTGTGAGAAGGTCACTCCATGTAGGAGTTTTTTCGTTAAGCGTTGAGACAAACATACCAATCTCGTTTGATTTGTTCATTCGGTAGTTGATTGAAACATACATTTGACATAGATAAGATTTTCTTTTTCTCTAATCCGTTTTATAGTTACCAATCCATTGCAATATCTTCCATACGAACACCACCTTGCTCGGCATCCTTTCTATCCTCAGAATCCACTCGTGCATTGGCAGCAGCAAGGTCTGCTTCAAAGACAGATAGGTCTTCTTCGGTTCCCTCGGGAAGTTTTGACTCATCTACTAAAATATCAACAAATCCAGTACCACACGGGGGTTTCTGACCGAACATAATATTCGCAGACACGCCCTTCATATTATCAAAATCGGCAGAAAGTGCGGCATTAAACAGAATCTTAGACGTTTCTTCAAAGGACGACTTAGCAAGAACACCATTCTCACCTTTATTCATACCAAAACGATTTGCTTCCATAATGCGTCCCAGATATGTCATCGTATCTACAAGAGTAATCATGTGATGATAATTTACCGACTCACCTCCAGCTTTGAATACTTCCATGAATTCTTCATATAGTCCAACGCGAACTGCCTCAATTCCAAATACATCCAAAATTTCATGAATATCATTCGACCAATTACGAAGAGGGTCAACATTAGGAACAGTAGCAAGGTCAAGAAGATTTGTTCCCTCTGCATCAAGAACATATTGCTTCTGAGGAACATACCCGCCTACTTTCTCATCGTAAATAAGTTCATCATTCAATTCCCTTACAAAGACACGTCCGATTCCTTCTACTCCGCGCAATACAGTATCTAGTAACTTATCTTCAATAAAGCGAAGCGATAGTGCGTTCTTCACCATATCAGACCCAAACACGATACGAAGCACCATTTTATCGGGAGAGTTGGTATCTGTGTGAACACAGCTAAACACACGAAGAACCTTATTATTTTCAATTCTAGTCTGAATGAGTGTCATATCAATAATTTGACGCGCAGCCATTTCCATTGTGTCCAACTCAAGTCTCATAATCCAAGGCGATACACATGTGTTTCCCTGTGTTACCGAGAACTTCTCATATGTTTGAAGAATGTCACGGTCTTCCTGAACTGCGGTGTTTGTAGATAGAGGATTTGGGTCATGATAGATTCGGACAGACTTGGTGATATCGCGAAGAGTAGTCTTCTGAATATCCTTCATCTTTGAAATAGCCGCAACTTGTGAGCCAGCAATGCTTGGGTCGAGATAGATAATATTTCCAGGATTCTTAGGATTGTGTGATGCACCAAGAAGTTCAACAATACGAGGAACGCCAGCCGTAGCATTTGCCTTAGCAGTACCTGCAGAATGGAATGTGTTTAGTGTCAGCTGAGTAGTAGGCTCGCCAATAGATTGTGCAGCTAGAGTACCAACCATTTCACCAGGATGTACACGACTCTTGATGTAACGAAAGCGAATCTCGGTAAGAAGTTCGTCAAACATATCACGACTCAGACGCATCTTAATGATTGACTTCTTAGGGGCTAAGTAGTATCGAAGTAGAATGTGAAATAGTTTGTTATGCTCAATCCACGACTGAGCCGAGAATTTTTGTAACTCGGAAACAACATATTCAGGTGTTAAGTCTGTCTTAGTTGCGTAGGGGTTATTGAACTTCTCACAAAGGCGTTTAAGTGGAACAGCGGACATTACAGAAGAACCCTTTTTAAACCGAAACACATTTTTAACTAGCGCATCACGGTCACGAAGAAGCTGGTCGGTTAGGTCAGAAGGAGTATCTCCTACATCACCCTTTACCACGGCTTCAAAATCAGCTTTTGAGGCACCAAACTCGTGATAGAGCTGCTCCATAGACATAACTGCTAGTTCAATCGGTTGATTTTCTGTATATACACTATCTACGCCATCTCCGCCATACTGGTGCTGAAAGATAGAGCCATTTACGTTACGAACCGTACCATCATACGCAACATGAAGGTCTTCCATAGTTTTTACAAGGCGACGCTGAATATACCCAGAATCAGACGTCTTTACTGCTGTATCGATAAGACCCTCGCGACCACCCATAGCGTGAAAGAAGAACTCTGCAGGACGCAGACCGCTAATAAAGCTGTTCTCTACAAAACCACGCGATTCCATACCATCGTCAAACTTGGTGAAATGAGGAAGTGTGCGGTCTTGAAGAGTGTACTGAATACGCTTACCTGCTACCTGTTGTTGAGCAAGAAGACCCAACATCTGCGTAATGTTAAGCGCAGAGCCCTTAGCACCTGAATCAACCATCTGAACCATGCGATTTGTCTTAGGAAGACTCTTCATAGACTCATCGCCAATTGTAGATGCGACAGCTTTGAGTGCATTGAGAATTTGATTCTCGAGCTCTTCTCCATCGGGACGTCCCGAGCCATTGAGAAATTTCCCCGAATGAATATCTGATAGAATATCGGCCACCTTTTGGCGACCCTCTGCAAGAGTACGCTTAATAACCTCATCAGTCTCACTATTTGTTGCAAGGTCTGATGGACCAACCGAGAAGCCAGTAAATAGATTATACTTCGTTACAATATTCTGAATATCGTTGATAAATTGACCCGCTCGATCAGGACCAAAGTCTGAATAAATCATGTGAACAAGACCCTCAGTTGTTGATGCAAATGCACCCTTATTAAGAATACCCTTTACGAGCTTACCATTTTTGACAGTAACCTTACCAGCAAAGTCGATTGCAGGAAGAGCGCTAGAGATAACATCCTGACCAGAGAGGCTCTTATTCTGACGAATGTATGTAGAAAGTGGCTTCTTCATACGTGATAGAATGTTCATTGCAATATGCTCTGGAATGAGTACTTCGGGCTGAGAGAGACGATAGATACCAGTCTGTGTATCCTGAAATACAGAGATGATTGCTGCATTTGTGCGTGGAGATACAATCTGGCGAAGAACACTTGCAAGATACTTAATTTCTGATGCAGCAGCAATACTCTGTGGTACATGCATATTCATCTCATCACCATCAAAATCAGCATTATATGGCTTTGTCGCAGAAACGTTAAGGCGAAATGTAGAATATGGTAGTACGCGAACACGGTGGCACTCCATAGAGCCCTTGTGAAGAGAAGGCTGCCTATTAAAGAGAACTACGTCACCGTCAACAAGATGACGATGCACGATATCACCATCTCTTAGGTCAATAATCTCCGGATTTACATATTTCAGTGAAATGGGACGCTGGTCATCCTTAAGAAATACTGATTTTGCTCCGGGATACTTTGAAGTTCCGTTACGGATATATGTCATAAGTCGGTCACGATTGTAAACTGTAACTACCTCTGGAAATGTTAGGTTCATCGCAATCTCTTCTGGAACACCAAGCTCATCTACATCGATATTTGCATCTGGTGTGATAACCGAACGTGCAGAGAAATCCACACGCTTGCCCATTAAATTGCCACGCACACGACCAGTTTTGGCACCAAGGCGAGATTTGAGAGTTTTGAGTGGACGACCGGAGCGCTGAGCAGCAGGAGGAAGTCCCTTAATATCGTTATCAACATAAGTAGCTACATCAAACTGAACAATATCGGTGTACTTGTCAATAACATCTGCAGAATCACCCTTATCAATCTTATCACGAAGACGCTGATTATTGCGAACAATATCGATGAGTTTGTGAGTCAAGTCATCTTCCATGCGCTGATTATCATCCATAACAACTGATGGGCGAACTGTAAGCGGAGGGACAGCAAGTACAGTGCAAATCATCCAGTCTGGACGACTGAATTTAGGATTAAATCCAATCAGAGTAATGTGACGTTCGGACATACGCTGAAAACAACGAAGAACTAGTTCAGGTTGAAGAGGAATCTTATCCGCCTCTTCATCATAAGTAACTGCTTCTAGAGTTGCAACCGTATTTTCTACTTTTTCAATCTTTTTAATAATTGGTGATTCACAATGTGTACAGGTTGATGTTGATTTTAGTTCCCTTGTCTTATATCCTGCTGTACGCTCCCGAACTGCATTAAATCGGTCCATTCCTGTAAACTTCGCCTCGATTTTTTCAAGTTCCTCATCTGGAACATAAGGATTGCTGCAATTCAAGCAGACGGTCTGAAGTACTTTTTGGACTGTATCTAGAAACTGATAAAGGTAGACGGGTCGTGCAAGAGTAATATGACCAAAATGACCTGGACAAAGTAGATTTGTTTGTTTACATGTAGGACACACCTTGCCATTTTCAATTACACCAAAGCGTGAGTCAAATACTCCGCCTGGAACAGGAAGTTGTGCTTGATAAGTTTTGTCAGTGATTACTTCAACAACACTGCGTGACAGAATGTCTTCAGGGTTGGCGATTCCAAATTGAACTCCAATAATTGTATCTCCCATTCTTGTTATTATAAGTAATGTCTTTAGATTGTTCCATTTTCAGTGTAGTAAATAAATGCCAACGAACTTTTCATTTAGACCACCTTCTTGTCCAGTTAAAACCATAAAGATAGTTGCTCCGATCCAAAATCCCAATGTTAATTCATTACCCATTCACCCTCTACCTCCTACTGTACGTGTATCATCATGTATGGGTTCGCGATAATTTTAAGAAACTAAGAATAAATGCCAGTTAAGGTTCGTAATATAATTTTTAAGCAATCTAATATTGTTACACCCGACATAACCAACAATATAACTACACCTGATGCTATGTATGTGCCTACCACTACACATGTAGATAATTCTCGAGAGAGGTCATTTGAACGAAAATCTGTCAAGAGTATGATAGAATCAATAGAAAGTCGCTTGCGATAAATTATTATATAATAAACAAATGCACGATAATTGTGGTTGTCCTGTGACAACTCAAAGACCTACCACAACTCGAAGACCTACCACAACTCGTCCTACTTGTCCAACTTGCGGATGCTATCTCCATGGGCCTACGACAACACGTGCAACAACAACTTGTGCACCTACGACAACTAGAGGAACACACTGTGGATGCTCTAGATGTGTAAGTCGTCGTATAACTACAACTGCAGGACCTACGACAACTTGTGGATGCTCTTCCTGTGTACGTCGTCGTGGCACGACAACTGTATGTCCCACTACAACTCGTGCGCCTACCACAACTAGTGCGCATACGACAACTGTATGTCCTACCACAACTGGTGGACCTACCACAACTGGTGGACCTACCAC